AATTACCAATCAAAGCTTGATGGGGTAATTGGGGTAAAGGGGAGGCGATGCTGAAAGGTGTCGCCTCCTTCTTTTGCGTGGCAAGGGATTTTCGCATGGCAAGGGATTTTCGCAACGGATTTTCGCATAGCAACGGATTTTCGTGTTACATATATACGGCATGCCCGCCGCCGTCAGAATGGTAGATTTGGTTTACCTATGTAAATATTTATTTAGTATTTTTATGTACTTAGTGTATTTAAGTATTTAGTGTATTTAAATATTTAGTGTAAATATGTAGTTAGTGTATTTATGTAAATATGTAAATATGTATTTAGTGTATTTATGTATTTAGTGTATTTAATCTAAATAGGTAGTTGGTGTGTAAAATTTGAAATAATATTATTCATAAGAAAATTTTAAAAAATCAAAAGGTAGTAAATTCTTGTTGTAAATCAATTTTTTATTTTTTATTATGTAATTTCTTATTAGATCAGATATGATCTTAAATTATAAATCCAAAAATAAAATAGTTATGAAAAATCAAAATGAATCCAATATCTCATCCGATCTCCAGAGTGAAATGGAAAAGAAAATTGAGGAAATGAAAAAGGAATATCTGATCAAGGAGAAGATCAGAAAAGAAAAAGAAGATAAAATTAAAGAGTTAAATTCAATCGTTCTTAATGATAAGATCAAGAAATTATTCCCTGATGTGGAATCATCAAGTGATCTAGTAATCGAGATGGTATCTCTTTTAGAGATTCAAGATGAAATCAAATCTTATTTCTTTTCAAATTTAAAAGGAAGAGGAAGAGGGGAAGAAGTGAAATTGTCATCCGATCATATATTTTTATTTAAATTATTTAGGGGTGAAAATAATTCGATCGGGGTTCATAGGATAGGTCAAGAAGTTCTTCCCGATCTAAATTTTCCTGTTCTCCCTTATCCTAAAAGTGTGTCGATTGTGGAAGGAAGATATGATGATTTATTGTCTGAAGATCATAAAAAGAAATTGAATGATCTTGATCTTTTAGGAGATGTTAGAAAAAAGAAAATTTCAAGGGGAAATTTTGATACCGAGTTGAAAGTGCTTGACCAATCCCTATGATAAAGAAATTGATTTGGTTATTTTATTATATATTATATGAGATAGAGAAGTTAATTAGAAAAGGTAATTAAATTTAGATCGGGGAATTTTTCCCCGATCTTTTTTTATGTATGTATTTAGTTTAAATATGTAAATATGTATTTAGTTTAAATATGTAAAAGGGGGTTTAGTGTAAATATGTATTTAAATGGCAAGTGTATTTAAATATTTAGTGTATTTAGTGTATTTAGGTATTTAGTGTAAATATGTATTTATGTAAATATGTAAGTAAAGGAATCTTTTTTTTATTTAAGAATCTTATGCGGGTTTCGTGAGGTGTGGTGTTAAGCTCACTACAAAAAAAAATTAAATGTCTCATAAAATTTTCTTTCTTTTTCCTACTGACTGTGTATTAAGTAACTTATGTTATCCCTCACAGAGGAGAACCGAAAGAAGATAGATGCTCAGCAGGTTCGCAAGGTTGTCGAGAAGTCAATGGCTGGTGGTATTCTCACTAAGCGAGAAGAGGAAATTTTAGATAGGGCAACTGAGACATTACCAGAAGAGGGCACAAGTGTAGCCAAGTATGCAAAGAATCAAACCGATCTAGCTTCTGCAATCGGTGTGGATAGAAAAACAATTCAAAGATGGAGAAAGGATTCATCCTTCCCAAAGCCTAAAGCAGATGGCAGGTATGATATAACTGAGGTCATAAGATGGAAGGAGTATAACAATACCAGAGGCGGTGATTTGGTGAGCAAGGAGTCCGAGCAAATAAAAAGTCTTGTGTTAGCGAATGAAAAGCTAGAGCTTCAACTTTCAATATTAAAGGGTGAGTATACAAAAAATTCAGTTATTGAAGATGAGATGGTGAGAGTTGTCACAGAGGTAAAGAGACAAATGATGTCCATGCCGTCAAGTTTAGCGCCAATAGTAATTGGGCAGACCCTACCAGAGGCAGAGAGAATAATAAAAGAAGCCGTATTGGAAACCTTAAAATCCCTTAGTGATACAAATTTTAATGAGTAAGCATAATTCAGTTTATCATTTTGATGAAACCCGCGTAGATCATGCCAATAAAGAGCAGTGTGTCCATTTCGATTATGACTCACTTGATGAAGTTGAGGATAATGAGATAGACCCGTGTGAGATTGTAAAGATGGCAGAAGCACTTAGGGAGGTTTTAATTTGGCTATGCATGGGTGATATAAATTCAGAGGGCTATGGGAAAACAGTTATGCGAAAAGCGATATCAGCATGCTGGGTGCTTAGACCAGAAATATTTAATGGAGTAGCCTTATCTGAAATAGCAAAAGCTGAAGGGGTGAATGTGCACAAGCAATCATTAAGCAAGCAAGCAATTAGTTTCTCAAAAAAATTCGGCGTAAAAGGCAGAGGACAGAGAGTTAAATTATGAAAATTATAAATAAAAAAATAAGTGAGCTAAATGAAGCTCAATATAACCCTAGGGAATTAACAAAAGCGCAGCATGAGTCATTAAAGTCGAGCCTTAAAAAGTTCGGGTTCGTGAATCCTTTATTGATCAATAAGCATCCAAATCGAAAAGATGTAATAATTGGGGGTCACCAAAGGGTAAGGATATGGGCAGAGCTTGGTAATGATTCAGTGCCCTGCGTGGAGATAGTTTTAGACCCAGATGCAGAAAAAGAATTAAATGTCAGACTAAATAAAAATAATGGTCAGTGGGATTGGGAAATGCTTGCTAATAATTTTGACCCAAATGATCTGCTAGATTGGGGTTTTGATGAATCCGAATTGTCAATTGACCTAGGAGAGGATGACGATTTTGAAGAAGAGCAACCTGAAATAAAGTTTAGCGAAGTATTAAATGAAACAAACAATTATGTTGTTTTGTTTTTTGATAATGATGTAGATTGGTTGCAAGCTTTGACACATTTTGATTTAGAGTCCGTGTCTGCAAAAAGAAGTAATGGAAAGCCTTGGAGCAAGGGAATTGGAAGAGTCTTGAGCGGAGCTTCTTATTTAAAGAAAATAACACAGCAATGAATTATAAAATATATGCCCCTTCCTATAAAAGGTCGGGCTTGTGCAAAACTCACAAATATTTAAAACAAGTAATATATGTAGTAACCGAAAGCGAAAGAAGTGCCTATGATGGAGTGCATGAGAATATTTGGTATGTACCAGATTCAGCGCAGGGAAATTTATCAAGGGTAAGGAATTATATATTAGATAATACTAAAGAGAGTAATGTGTTGCTCATTGATGATGATATAAATTCTATCGGGAGATGGAATGGTACGGAGCATAAGAAGTTAGACGAAGATGGTGTTTATAATATGATCCAGGAGGGATTCCAGTTAGCTTACGATTTGGATGTGCGATTTTGGGGCATAAATTGCGTTGCAGATAAAGGCAGTTATAGGGAGTATACTCCGTTCGGTACAAAGCAGTATATCGGGGGACCATTTCAAGCACACTGCAATAATGATTTGAGGTATGATGAAAAAATATACTTGAAGGAAGATTATGATATGACACTGCAAGTATTAAATAAATATCGTAAAAATCTTAGATTAAATATGTATCATTATGATTGCGACCAAGCTACACTTGCTGGCGGTTGCGCGTCTTATCGCTCGATTGAGAGAGAAAAAGAGCATAATGAAATGTTGGTCAAAAAGTGGGGAAGCAAAATTATTACATTCGATTCAGGTGCATCACAGGTCAATAGGAAGCGACAAGTAGGCTATGACATAAACCCTATTATTAAAGTGCCTATTGGAGGAGTGTGATGAGCAAAAAAAAACAATTATTTAAATGCAGAAAAGCAAATGAAGGAGTATTCTTTATTGATCTAGAGTTTACTTCTCTTTCGCAGGATTTGGAGCAGTGGTGTTTATTAAGAAGTGATGCTCACCATGATAATCCGCATTCTGATAATGCAATGGAAAGAAGGCATTTAGATCAAGCGCTTGAAAGGAAAGCCTTTATTTTAGACAATGGAGATGCTTTTTGCGCAATGCAAGGAAAGGGTGATCCGAGAGCATCAAAGGATGATATAAAGAATGAGCATAAAGGTGGTAATTATTTAGATAAACTCGTAGATTCTTATACTGAATTTCTAATGCCTTATTCAAAAAATATATTAGTAATGGGCAAAGGAAATCATGAGCTTGCTGTCTACAAGCATCGTGAAACTGATCTAACTCAAAGGCTCGTAAATTCATTAAATGGAAGAACAAGTTCAAGTATAGAATGTGGGCAAATAGCCAATTGGATTGCAATCAGAGGAAGATACAAAAGGAAAAGCCTTGGTACGGTTTGGCTATATATGTTTCATGGTGCGGGTGGAGGTGGACCCGTCACGAAGGGTGTTATTGGGGCGAATAGAATGGGGGTAGTTCTACCTGATGCAAATATAGTGGCAACGGGGCATACGCATGATAGTTGGTTCTTCACTAATGCACGAAGCAGAATCACATCGGAAGGAGTTGAGTACATTGATGAGCAATTGCACATAAAAATACCAACATACAAAAATGAATATGGCGTAAAGGATTCAGGATTTCATATGGAAAAAGGTAGACCGCCGAAGCCATTAGGAGCAGTTTGGTTAAAATTTAGCTTGGGTAGAACTAAGAATATTAGTAATACTGTGTTAAAATATGAAGCCATAAGGGCAGATTAAATATATGTAAAAATTGTGGGAGTAGTAACTAATGCAGCAAAAAAAGCCTTTAAACCGCCAGATACAAGAACGCCGTGGGAATGGGCTGAAAGTAATGTTCGATTAGACCCCACTTCCCCGTTTCAGGGGTTTTGGAAAAGTGATATATCGCCATGGGTCAGGGAGCTCATGGAAGTTTTTGCCGATAATGAGGTAACTGATATCAGTGTCATGTGTTCAGCTCAGTCCGCAAAAACGCAAACGATGATTTGCCTATTAATGTGGGCACTATCAGAAGAGCCCTCCCCAACAATGTGGGTTACTAGCACGGGTGATGAAGCTGCGTTTCTCATGAAAACAAGATTAATACCAACTATCAAAAGTTGCGCCCCTGTCGTTGATCAGCTTATAGATGATAGAAATGCAGTTAATAAGATGGAGGTGCAATTAAAAGGCTCTTCATTAATTGTTGTTGGTAGTTCCTCGCCATCGCGATTACAATCCAAGCCAGTCAGGTGGCTTTTTCTTGATGAAGTAAGAAATTACCCAGAAGGCGCATTAGAGATGGTTCTAAAGCGTACTAGAGCATATTGGAATGCCAGAAGATGCATTGTGTCTACACCAGATATGTACAATGATGCCACGCATCGCGCATACATACAAGGTGACCAAAGGGTGTGGCATTTTCAGTGCAGGAGTTGCAATGAATTTTTCCCCATGTCATGGGAGCATGTAAAGTGGGATGAAAATGAAATTACAAAAAATGAAAAGGGCTATGATTTTGATGAATTAGCCCAGACAGTTAGATTTGAATGCGTTTGCGGTGAAAAGTATTATGATAACCCTCCCGACAGAAGGCATTTTGTTTCAAGTGGTAAATATATTTCATTAAATGCAAATGCCCCTAAGAATAGAACTTCATTTCATTGGAATGCATTATTGCCACCTTGGGTAAAATGGAGAGACCTTGTCGAGGAGTTCCTTATTGCTAAGCAATCGACATATAATGGCGATATGTCGCCACTAAAGGATTTTATAAATGAATCATTAGGCGAGCCGTGGGAGGATAGGTTAGGGGATTTCGAGGATTATGCAATCCTGCAAGATAGAATGGTCGATTACAAACTTAATGAGGAGTGGGACGAAGAGGAGATAAGGTTTCTTTCTGCGGATAAACAGGCAAAGGGTGGTATACATTATTGGTATGTCGTTAGGGCTTTTGCTAAAGAAGGGGCAAGATCAAGACTCATAGATTTTGGAAGAGTCGGTGGTGACAAAGAATTATTAGAGGTAGCGGAAGCCAATAATGTGCATCCAGATAATTGCATGGTTGATTCGGGCTTTGATACCACATCTGTTTA